GAAAAGATGGTTCCTTTGCAAAGTGTGGCCGTTCAAAGCAGAAGAAGGACGCGAAGAGGAAGTATCCAAAATGCGTGCCCCTAGCAAAAGCGAGACGAATGTCAGAGGGACAGAGAAGATCTGCCGTTGCCAGGAAACGGGCAGCTGCCAATGTGGGACCTAAACCAACTAACGTAAAAACTTTTGTTAAAAGAGATAAGAAAGATGCTGGCGGTATGGCTATGGTAAGAGAAGCACAAAGAAATTATACAGGTACACATATTAAAGGTGATTTAGGTGGTGTAAAAGTTGGTAATAAAAGTTATCAAAAATACTACAAAGGTATGATCTAATGAGAACAGATTACGCAGTTAGAGAAAACTTTGCTAAAGGCACTATGCCTGCAAGAAATAAGAAAAACTTTAGGCCTACAAAGGCTGGAGCAGGTATGACACGAGCCGGTGTCAAAGCCTATAGAAGATTAAATCCCGGTTCTAAATTAAAAACAGCGGTTACTGGAAAGGTCAAACCAGGATCAAAAGCTGCGAAGAGACGTAAGTCCTTCTGCGCACGTAGCGCTGGCCAAATGAAAATGTTTCCAAAGGCTGCGAAAGATCCTAACTCAAGACTAAGACAGGCGCGTAGAAGATGGAAATGTTAAATGGTAGCTAAAGTATCAACAATCAAAAAGAAAATTAAACAAGGAAAAAAATTAGGTTTCAGCGAGAGAGCACGAGCTGTAAACAAAGGACTTCTGCCATCAAAGGCGAAGAGAAGGAGAAAACAATAATGCCAGGAATGATGAAAAAAACAAAAATGATGGGTGGCGGTATGATGAAGCGACCTATGATGAAAAAAGGTAGTGGTAAAGGCAAATTAAACCCAGGTTTAAGAGCTTACCTAATGAAGAAAAAGAAGAAGAAAAAATAATGGTTAGAAAATTAAGAAAGGTAGCTAAAGCACTAAGTAAAGCGTCTAAGCTGCATAAAAAACAATCTAATGTTATTAAAAAACATATAAAGGAAATGAAACGTGGCAGATCCTAAAGTAGGTACAGGTAAAAAACCAAAAGGTTCTGGACGTAGACTTTATACGGACGAAAATCCTAGAGATACCGTCCGTATAAAATTTGCTACACCGGCTGATGCTAGAAGAACAGTGGCTAAAGTTAAACGGATTAGCAAACCTTTTGCTAGAAAAATACAAATACTAACTGTTGGTGAACAACGTGCTAAAGTTATGGGCAAATCTCAAGTAGCTAGTATTTTTAAAAAAGGTAAAGATGCTATCAGAGCGAAGAAGAAAGTTTAACGGTCGATCTTATAGAGTCTCTAATTTGAAAGAGGGACCTTATAAGAAAAAATTAGTTAAAAGTCTGATGTCTGCGAGGCGGGATGTAGGAACCGCCTTGAAGAAAAAGGATAAAAAAATGGAAAGAAACGCACGCAAACGTGTGCATAAATTTAAAAAAAAGTTAGGAGAAAGATGAGTAGAAAAGGAATGACAGCTGCGCTTCGGGCTAGATACGAAGCAGATATAGCAGAGGCAGATGCTACTATTAATATATACCTTACTAATCCAGTCGGGATTGGTGAGCACCCACAACATTTGCAAGAAATAGACAAACTGTTAGGTAAAATAGGACACGCAAAAGAAAAATTAGAACAGTTGGAGGCTTTCGAATGATGGATGGATTAGCCATAGTTTCTAAAATACAGAAACTTATGAAAGATAGATTACAAGCTGTTGGTGATACAATGATTACTGGCGGGGTTGACAATATGGAGAAATATCAATATATGTTAGGACAGGCACGTACTTATCAGTATTTGCTACAGGAAATCTCTAACCTGCTAGAAAATAAGGAGCAACAAGATGAGCAAGGAAATGTTATCGACATCAAAGGAAATCCCAAAGCATAAGAACGCTTTGGAGGAAAAATACAAAGCACAAGAGGAAAAAGAACCTTTAAATCCAGAGAATATAAAAGCTGTTACAGACCAGTTGCCTGAGCCAAGCGGCTGGAGACTTTTAGTTTTACCTTTTACACCAAAAGAAAAAACTAAAGGTGGTATTATCATAGCACAAGAATCATTAGAAAAATTACGAATAGCTACAAACTGTGGTTATGTAATAAAGGTAGGACCGTTGGCCTATCACGATAAAGAAAAGTTTCCAACAGGACCGTGGTGCAAAAAAGGACAATGGGTTATTTTTGCAAGATACGCAGGATCAAGATTACCCATTGAAGGTGGAGAGGTCCGTTTATTAAACGATGATGAAGTTTTAGGAACCATAGAAAATCCTGAATCTGTTCTTCACCACATATAAATAACAAGGAGAAACTATGCCAGAAACTAGAAAATATGAAACAAACGAAATGGTAGACATAGATAATTCAGGACCTGAAGTAGATGTGACTTTACCAGAAGAGAAAAAACAAGAGGAGGTTCAAAATGAAGAGCCTTCGGATTCGAATAAAGTTATTGTTGAGGAAGTTAAAGAAGATGTTAAAGAACCTGAACAACAACCAGAACAAAAAACAGAAGAGCCTGTTAAAGAAGACAAAGTTCAAGAAGATAAAAGTGTTGAGGATAAGAAAGAATTAGAAGATTACAGCGAAGGCGTTAAAAGAAGAATTGCTAAACTAACTAAAAAAATGCGTGAAGCAGAAAGACAAAAAGAAGCTGCTTTAGAATATGCAAAGGGAGTTAAAGCAGAAGCAGACAAAACTAAAACTAGACTATCAACTATGGAGCCAGGTTATATGACCGCTATGGAAGGTAGAGTAACTTCTGGTTTAGAAGCAGCCGCAGCTAAACTTGCAGCAGCAAGAGAAGCTGGAGATTTAAAAGCTGAAATCGAAGCACAAAAACAAATAGCTAAATTAGGTTTAGAAGAAGCAAGAGTTGAACTTATGAAGAAGAAAGCTGAAGCTGAAAGTAAACAAAAGCCAGTTAAGCAACCTACTCTTGAAGATGCTATTAAACCAAAAGAATCTGCGCCTGATCCAAAAGCGACGGAATGGGCAGAAAGAAACGAATGGTTTGGTAAAGATAATGCAATGACATACACAGCGTTTGATTTACACAAAACATTAACAGAAGTAGAAGGAATGGACCCGTCTACTGACGAATATTATGCGGAAATTGATAAAAGAATGCGTATTGACTTTCCACATAAATTTGCTAAAAGTGAAGATAAGGTCCCGACCAAGCCTACACAAACAGTAGCTTCAGCGAAGCGAAGTGTAAACCCGGGTCGCAAAACAGTGAGACTCACACCCTCACAAGTTACAATCGCTAAAAAATTAGGTGTGCCACTAGAAGAATATGCGAAACAATTAAATATCACGAAGGAGGTATAAGCATATGAGTAATGAAAACGAAAAAAGAACTTCCCGTGCGAGCCAAACAAGAGTTAAAGAAGAACGAAAAAAAGTTTGGACTCCACCATCATCTTTAGATGCACCCCCTGCACCGGATGGGTACAAACACAGATGGTTAAGAGCTGAGAGTATGGGATTTGATGATACATCAAATATGTCAGCTAAACTAAGATCTGGATACGAATTAGTGAGAGCTGATCAATACCCAGATGCAAATTATCCAACTGTCCAAGACGGTAAATACAAGGGAGTGATCGGAGTTGGCGGCCTTTTGCTGGCAAGGATACCAGAAGAGATTGTTGAATCGCGAAAAGAGTATTTTGCAAGACAAACTAAAGACAAAAGCGACGCGATAGAAAACGATCTTATGAAGGAACAGCACCCTAGTATGCCGATCAATAATGAGAGGCAGACTCGTGTAACCTTCGGTGGTACAAAGAAAAGTTAATTTTTTAACGATTCCTATCCAACGAATTAACATTAACCCGTTTATGGTTAAAACCATAAACACAATAAGGATAAAACTATGGCAAACAAAGACGCAGCGTTCGGTTTTAGACCAACAAGATCTCTTGTAGGTGGAGAACTAAGAACGGAAGAATACGCTATAGCAGCAAACCACGGGACTTCAATATTCACAGGTCAAGTGGTAGAAGCAGTAGCGGGTGGCGGTATTGAGCAAGCAGCAGCTGGAGACACACAACAAATTGGTGTTTTCGGTGGATGTTTCTTTACTGATCCATCAACAAGTAAGCCAACGTTTAAAGCTTTTTACCCAGCAAGCACAAATGCTTCTGATATAAAAGCTACAGTACACGTTGATCCATTTACTGTGTTTGAAGCACAACACGATGAAACAGGAACAGCGGCGATGAACAATTCTGCTTTTGACTTTGTGGGAACTTCAGGTTCTACAATCACTGGTCAATCGACTTCAGAAATTGACACGTCCACTTCTGGAACATCAGGTGGTTTCAAACAAATCGGAATCTCAACAGATCCTGATAACAGTGATACGGGTTCAGCTAATGCAAACGCATATGTCGTTTTCAATACAGGCGAACACGTATTTAAACTAACAACAGGCGTATAATAGAATAGGAGTATAATATTATGGCAATATCAAGAGCACAACTAGTTAAAGAACTAGAGCCAGGATTGAATGCACTATTCGGCCTGGAATATAAAAACTACGCAGATGAGCATACTCAGATTTACGATATCGAAAATTCTGATAGAGCTTTTGAAGAAGAAGTAATGTTATCTGGTTTCGCGAACGCTCAGGTAAAACCTGAAGGTTCAAGCGTAAACTTTGATTCAGCTACTGAATCTTTCACTGCTAGATACACTCACGAAACGCTTGCTTTAGCGTTCTCAATCACTGAAGAAGCGATTGAAGATAATTTGTATGACAGACTTGCGTCTAGATATACAAAAGCATTAGCTAGATCTATGGCTAACGCAAAACAAGTTAAAGCAGCAAATGTGTTAAACAACGGGTTTGACTCAAACTTCACAGGTGGTGACGGAGTTGAATTATTTTCAACTGCACACCCAATCGTTGCTGGAACATTTAAAAATGAGTTGTCAACTGCAGCTGACTTAAACGAAACATCGTTAGAGCAGTCGTTAATTGACATCGCAGCAATGACTGATGAAAGAGGGTTGAAAATTGCAGCAAGAGGAATGAA